CGATGTAGGGGCTTCCGCCGCCCTTTTGGTGAATCGAAATGAATCCCCAAAATAGCAGTGTTGCTGCTGTTGATCATATGAACTACCATTGTCTCTCGTGGTCACTTTAATTGATTGATTTTTGCTTCTAAAGCCTCTCGACTGATTAAACCGAGAACACGGTCTAGTTCTTGACCATTCTTAAAAAACAACACGGTCGGTAGCCCGCTGATGTTAAACTCTACCGCTGCGTCGGGCACTTCATCGTTGTTAACTTTGACAATATAGCACAAGTCAGCAACTTGCTCAATAACTGAAGACAACGCTTTGCAAGGCGGACACCACGTTGCGTAAATATCTACCATAACTAACTCGTTAAGGGCAATTGACTTACGAACTAATTCTATTGTATTTGCATTAATTAACATCAGTCGATCTCCAAAAGACTAGGAGAAAAGTCCTCAACCGAGTCGGTCTTAACGAATTCGAGCTTATTCCCGAATCTAGTCAACTACCGCCGGTTTTCACTTCGCTAACAACCAGTGGCTTACCATTCCAAGTTTCGTGTTTTCGGACTCCGTATCCGGCGTTTCAGTCAAACACGGAGTCCAAAAACAGACCCGGCGGACGACAATAAGTATATTGATGTCTACTCAACTGTATTATAATAATAATTTTTTCAAAATTTAGTCTTATGGCTAGTTTTATCGTTTCAGAAAACCTAGGAAAATCTGATTCGCATAGGACAACAAACACTAACTTTATCCTCATCGGAGGTTAGCCATTATGTGTTGCCCTGCATAGATTTGCGACAAGGCTCCTATTTACACAAATTTTAGTTCAACTGTTACAAAAAATCAAGGTAGCAGTGTATTACATTTAAGACCAAAAATGTAATATAATTAGTTAAGCAAAGGAAGTACGTCATGAAAAAGAAGAAAATCGAACACATCTGCAAGAACTGTCGTCTCTTCGATCCGGTCAACGAGCGGTGTAATGTGGTCATCCTCCACGAAGGCGAGCGGATCAAACTCCCAGTCAGTGCGAACGACTCGTGTTTTTTCGAGCAAAAGTTTCAAGACCCGCAGACTGGTGAGTGGTACGACTTCAACGAAATTAAGGAAGTACGGTTCTGGACCGAGGATGAGAACGGGAAAAAAACCGATGGAAACGGCACAGTGAAAGTGCAGTATCCAGAAGGATTCTTCGGGACGCCACTTAAGGACATTTTAGGTTAGCCCATCATATCTTTCAACTTGATCTGACGGGCAGCGTCCTGGCTCTCTTTTGCCTTATCGACGGTAAGGTTCATCGCCAGAGAAAGTTTCTCGGCTGGCGTATTCACGAAGTCTTGTATGTTCCGCACGCCGACGGCAAACAGTCGCTCAGCTCGAACCTTGCCGACATTGGGAATGCGACACAAGTCTACCAATTCGGCCCGTACTCCGTAGATCAATCGCAGGCGCATTGTTTTAAAGTAATCGCCTTCATTCCATTTAGTGACCATCGTGTCAACGGCATCCAATACCTCAATCGTCCGCTCAGAGTCAGCCCGAAGTCCCGCCTGGAATGCCCCGAATACGGCATTATCTTGGCCGGTCATAAGGTTGTAATAACCGAACGCCGCCTTGATTGCCGATTCATTAATCGTGCCCTTACCGTACATTTGTTCAATCTTAATCTGGAACTTCAACATCTCGGCTCGTTCGCTCTTGTTCACAACACCCCAACGATTACTGTCAATATCAGCCAATGCGACTGCCAGCCGGTAGTCGTCTTTCTCCCAATGATTTTCGAACAACCTTTTGAAGTTATTTTTAAGGTCTGCCACATCGAACGGGCTAAAGTAAAACATTGAAGCCACGACGCCAGTCATTGTCACCTTGTATTCGTTATTCTCAATCTTCACCGTCTTGTACTTCACTAGCAAATCGATCAGCTGGTCAATTTCGGCGTCACTGAAATCTTGGTTTTGGTGAGCGGCAAAGCTACGGGCGAACCATTTGTGAAATCCTTCTTTCGTCTTCACGTTGCCGTGATGAATTTCTGAAACGATATGGAAGGCGAGCGTCTTGTAATGTCCCCCGAAGTCGTTTAACAACTGCGAACGGATAGGGTTTTTCTTGTTCAACCGGGTAATGACATCCTTTTCGGCACTTTCTGGCACGAGAATGTATACATCGCCCCGAGAGTCAAACGCCGGTCGTCCGGCACGACCTGCCATCTGCCAAATGTCATAGTTCGCAACCGGCGTGAGTCCACGGTCTACACCGACAATTATGACCCGGCGGCTCGGCAGATTAACACCCCAGGCGAGAGTTGAAGTGGCAACGACGCAGCGGAACTTCGGGTCTTCTTTGAATTTTTTCTCCAACGCATCACGTTTGGCGGCGTCTAAGTCGGCGTTGTGAAACTCAGCGTCGATACCTTGACGTTTCAGTGCGGCGAGAACTAACTGACCGGTCCGCTTCGTATGAACGAACACAATAAACTTGTCTTCGCTGTAGTAGTTAACGATTCCGACGGCTACTCCGACCTTCTCAACTTCCTTATCTTCGTACTTATTACAACCGTCGTAATATTTTTCATAGTGAATGTGCAGCGGGCAGGGGCGGTATTTTGATTCCAGATAGTAGGTATCCCGTCCGGTAAGCTTGCTGACCCAGCCGCAGACTTCGTGGACATTCGGCAACGTGGCCGAAAGGAGAATTACTCGGCAGTCCGGATTGATCTCTGTCAACTTCATCAGCGCGATCTCGATATGATCACCACGACTCGGCACACCGAGCAGGTGGGACTCGTCGAAAACGACGCAACCGATATGGTGGAGGAACTTTGACTTCTCACTCTTATGGTTACGACAGCGAGACGCCAACATCTCGGGCGTCATAACGATAATGTCGGCATTCTCCAATTCCTTAAGGCGGTTGTTGGTGAGCCGATAATCTCCAGAACAGATAGACACTTTAAGATCGCCAAAGTGGTAGTCAGGCTTTGTCCAGTCCTGGTATTTCTCCTTCACCAATGACTTGAGCGGACCGATGTAGAGCATTTTCTTCTTGTTCTGCCTGATCTCATAGGCAGCGAAGATTTCACTCGAAACCGTCTTACCGGCAGCAGTGCTGGCAGCAATCGTTACATTCGCATCACCTTTGTAGATATCAATCAACCGGCTTTGCACCGGATTGAAGTTCTCGAACTTCCATTTAGCGTGAGGGTAGGTGGCGGTTGGGATGAGTTCGTTTTGGTCTTCAATGCGAATGACTTGTGGCATTCTTCCACTCCTTAATTTTGCCTAGTATAGCAAAAGTAACAGAAAAAACAAACGGGGTGGTTGGAGCCACCCCGTTTGCCTAACACCTGAAAACGAGCAAAACGTGTTAACTCTGCGGTTGGTTTGGAACCCGCTTCTGGTAGGACTTGTACGCTCGATCACCACCGCTACCATTATTTCCCTGGTATCCACCACCGCTGTGCTGGCGGGGCTGACGAGTGGCGTCATGGAACTGGCGAGGCGGACGCTCGCCCTGGTGCTTCTGACGGGGGTCAAACTCCCCTCCGGAAACGAGCGTTGCGGCCCGCCGCTTGATCTCCTTGTAAGCCACTTCCCGAATACCGTCACAGTAGTCGAAAAACTCGTCGGCATTGACGGCCGAACCGAGAATGACATCCACAACAGGCTTGCCACTGAGGTAAGTAAGGGCTTCCGCCATGTCACCGGTGTAGCGGTCACTCAGACGAGTGGCGACAAAGCGAAGTTCTTCGTCAGAAAGGGTGGTAACGAACTCAACTACAGATGCCCGATAATCTTGCTTCTTCATGGCACTTCCTTATGCACACTAGACTAATCGATCCACAGAAACTTGAAGCTCTTTTCTTAGCCAATTGGGCTAACTTGGTTGACAAAACACAATTCCTTAAGCGTGTCCTGTCAGACGCTAGAGACTATAAAGCTCCTGTCGTGTCCCAGGAAGACGCTCCTCCCGGCTCAACCACTAAGATTACTATAACCAAGTTTGAGCCGCTTGGCAATGGACAATACGAAATATGGGTCGAATTCACTTTGCCCAGAGAGAGCGGCGTACTTGTGGGAACACACATCTACCATCTCTCCCTGGACGGGGAAGCGACCTTAATTAATACCTCGGGAGTATGTTTTGAATCAAAAATTAAACAACCTCAACCCGTTTGACGGCGGTGCCGTCGTCCGTGTAGGCGCTATCTAAACAGATAAGGCTGTTCCGGGAGTCTTCATATTGCATGGACACGACATGCGTGTCTAAAAGGGTAGAACTGTGCTCTCGGCTAGCTTTCACAAAGCAGTAATCATCAGAGATTTCAATGCCGCCCTTGCCCTCCTTAGTAATACCGATTTCGACATTGATACCATCTGGTAGACGGAGTTCGATCACCCCGCAATTCAGCAAATGGTCGGTAAGTAGCTGTTGAATTTTGCGAGCCTTCGACTTGTACTTGTGCATGATCCTTACCTCTTTTTGTTAGAGAACAGACCCGGCAAGAGACTGGTCTGTACAAGAATATGTATCCCTGTTAACGGATTTAATTCGTTTCAGGTTTTGCGACATAAAACGAAAACCCATCGAATTCACGGGGTAAAACCTCTCCGAGCGGCGGCAAGGGTGTGTCGCCCTTCCGCCTAACTGTCCAACAGTATACCTTCCGATTGTTGCGATAAAAATCGATGTAGCAAATCTCCTTACTGCCCAAAAACATTCTCCCGAGCTTCACTAATAGGTGCATCGGTAAGTAGATCGAACGGACTGATTCGAGTTGCAGAATCTCTATGTTGAAACGACCGTACTCGGTAATGTTCAAATGGACAATGATTTCATAACCATCTACTGTCAGGGTGCGTGTCTTAAGCGGATAAATGTCGATATCGTCCTTTAAGTCCCTTACCGGATAAGAGTAACGACTAAGCATCTTGGACATCCGCCGCATCGACTCGACTTCTTCTTGTAATTTCATTAGAATAAATATTCCTTCCCGAATAGTTCGTCTTCGGTTGGTTTGTACAACCCAGGTTCTAGCTTTTCCCGGTCCAACAAATCTAGCACCTGTTCGTATGCAATTCTCCTCGCTTCGTATGACCAAATCCCGGGCAGTCCCGTATTTATCGTATACTCAGACAATCTTCCTAAAAACCACCTGCGGACTTGTTTCAGTGAAGGACTTAAAACGTCCGGGTTATCCCAGCGGAGGAACTTAAACATGTCCACTGGGTCGAACCAATACAGTCCGGTTTGCACGTCCCCCTTTATCGCTCGACCCGGCATTCCTACATCTATTGCAGATCGGCAAAAGTGTAAGATAAATAATAACCAGTTCTTCATTGAGAATGGGTCGGTACACATCTCGTTTTCGCCACACCTCACTTCGAAACTCCGACGGTTCCCACGCTGAAGATGGAATGTATTCACCGAATAATACTTGGCACCCGATAGTAGACGAATGATTTGATATGGATTATAATCTTCATTAGCATCGAACAAATCGCTAATCCCGATGTATTGACAATAGCGATTAAGCTTACGTTTCGACGGGAAGGCGTCGTTGATAACAGCTTCGCACTTGATCCAATAGGCTAATATCGCAGCCAACTGCTTGTCGTCCAGATCATGAGCGTCGATGTGAACGTGAAGCGAACACCGACTATCAGCTCTGATTTTACCACAAGCCCTGATATCTTCGACGACTCGGGAAATGCTGATGATGTGTTCCCAGCCCTTACCGATTGGAGAACAGACTTCAATTCCGCACGACGAATCGGGCTTGATGACCCAGCCCATGTTGTCATGGGTCGAGTGCCAGCCGTGGACCGTGGTCTTTTTCGCCGTAGATTTATTAACGAGTACGCCTACATAGTCTGCGCCTTCTGGTGCCTCATTCTTCTTTAGCGGCTTGATCTCTCCGGTAGGTGTGTTTAATTCGATCTCAACGCCAATCCGGCGACTCACGTCGCATGTTACAAAATCATTCATACCGCCCTTTATATTCACTTAAAATGTTGATTGTCAAGTGACTTTCTGCTATAATACAAGGCAAACCTTTTCGGGAGGGAATTTACATGAACCAAAACCTCATCATGATTCGGACGAAAGACAAGCGTAAGTTATTCACTTTTAAGAAAAACCTACCTTCCATAATTGAGTATGCTAAAACGTTTCGTGCGGAACTTGCTGAAGTAGAAGTTGATGTGAAACCGCTTGAACTCGGTGAACTTGCCAAAGCCCTGTGCGATGCCAACGTAAATTACGACGTTACGCCCAAAATAGTGAAGGAAATTTATCCGAAGAACGTTGTGAAAGATTATAAGCCTAGAAAAGTAATCTTAAAAGAGGCAGCTGAGGTCAGAAAATGGATTGAGTCGCAGTTTCAAGCGAAAAAAGTCGTGTCTCTCAAAACCCTTCGGGAACAGTTCGACGGGATGGACTTGTCCGATTCAACTCTCTGTAATCACATAACCGCCGTCCGCAATAAACTGAAGACACAAGGTCAAATAGTTACAAAAAATGAAAATGGCGGGTACTGTGTCGTGCCAGATATGTCGTTCTACATCCGACCTGGCTTATCATAAGCATCATCATTCACCGGTCTTTGCGGACAAAAACTCAATACACCGTAAATGCTTAGTCGAAAAGCGACCGACACTGCGACCAAACCCTTTAAAATATAGAGCGAAGGCAATGAAGTCAACTACCCCGACCCTAAAGGGCTACCTGCCGTCTCACTCGCTTCGCTCGTTCGCTTGGCAGGTAGCCTTGGGCGTAGCCCAAGGTAGGGGCTTCCGTGCCGCAAATCCGGTGAAGCCCGTGGGCTTGGTATAAAACCGTGCATGTTTGGTTGGATGTTTAGGCTAGCTATGTTAAAACGGTAATCCGCTACCGTTTAGGGTAGCGGTAGTTCACTGTTCTTCAAAGTCACTCTCGACGGGATTGCCGTCCACATCGAACGATACAGCCATCTCTTCGAAATCGTTGTTCTCAGAATTAGTGATCGAGTCCATGAACGGTTTAAGGTATTCCTTCACTTCCTCGGTCGAACTGGCGTCGATCAGTTTCGGGCAATCATAAAGAACCTGAAGCGGAACATCATTGTTAGCCCGAGCCGCCTTAAACTTATAGCTCGGCGTGTTTTCCGGGAGGTATTCCGGTGTGACTTCATAGTTGCCACCAGTACCAGGTTTTACACGGTCGCTGTTAATTAAGCAGGACAATAGACCAGAAATCGGGTTCACGCCAGTGTCAAAGTACAATTTGATACCCTCGCTCTCAACGAACGGACGGAAGCTGCGGTTTTTCACGTTTTTGACGTGCATGTTCACCCCAGCGAACGTTTCAAGACGTTTGTTCTCGATCTTCTTCCTGGTGGCCGTCCGCAGGCGACACGAGGCGTAGAATGGGAGGGCATTACCGCCACCGGCCGTCGTCTCCGGGCTATTGTGCACAATAGCCCCATCAATTATATAAGAGTGATTACCTTCTACAGTAATATCGAATTTCTTCTTACTCTTTGTCGGCGGTTTATCGTAAATTTCCAGAATCTCTGATTCTATTGCCTCATATCTGAACGCTCCTTCTGGTTCACTGATCCCATAAGAGAAATTTCCACGGAACTTGTTTTGCAACTTGTAATCCATACTCGGGTGAACGATAGGAGCTATAATCTCGTGCAACCTCTTAGTATTCTCAGTGTCAAAGTGGAACCCTTTGACCACAAGTCGGCATTCTATACCGAATCTGTCTTTGAGCATTGCTTGCAATAAATCACGGTTATGGAATTTCGTACAATAGATCGTTGCTTGCCCATTACCACACTTTTCGGCTGGTCGGTATGCGCCATCGTCCATATACCAGATTGCTAAACCAAGTGGTCCTAGATTATTAATTACTTCGTCTGGAACTTTGTATTCCTCCTTATACTTCTCAAGTTCCTTCAGTTCATGCATGGGGATTGTATCAAATCCCAGACGACTGTTTTTAGGGTCATCGAAACTGTATCCGACCCACGGCTGGAGAATTTCTTCTTTCCAGCGGCAGTATTCGGACTCTTTAATGTTATGATCGACTCGAAGTTGAGCAGTGCCGTCACCCGCATAACGAATGCTGCCGTTTCCGAGGATCGAACCGTAAACAACTTGTTTTTGATCTTCGTTTAGATAATACGGCTGTGACACCATTATCCTGTCGCCAACACTAAGTTCGGAAGCTTGAACCTCCCTGAACAATTCCGTTTCGTCTTCAAATAAGAAAGAGTTTTGATTATAAGGATATTTCGGAACAAAAATCTTATGATTCGGCGTGCAAGAAAATTGCGTCAAGCCGTTACCGCCATACTTCCGTACTTTAAAATGAAGAAAATTCTCACCTTCACCTAGATTGCCGTTATCATGACACTCGACAATCTTCTTGGGTTCGATCTTACCAGAAATCGGATTAAAAGAAAGAACTTCCAAGCCGACCATGTTCTGATTGACAATTTTGCCAATCTTCATTGTACTACCATCAGCTAAAAGAACACGGCTGTCATAATGGAAACAACCGTACATAACGCCGATCTTCTCACGGGTCTGGTTCAGCACGACCAGCGTGATGTTCATCTCTTCCATCAGGGCTTGAAACTTACGCAACTCCTTGCTGCACACCTTTGCTCGTTCGCCCGGCTGTTCCTGACGACCCACAAGCTTCTTCCAGTCGGAAGGCTTGTAGTTCTCCGGCAGTTTAGTTTCCTTCAGTTCACGCTCGCACGGGGACACCGAAATCGAGTCGTAGATGAAAACGATTGGTACTTCTACGCTCACCTTCTCCCGAATCTTCCGTGCGGCGTTGAGCATCTTCAAGAACGCCTGTTCTAGCGTCGTCGGTGTATACCGGATGACCCGGTTTAGATTCAAGTGCGAGGTCTTCGCCATGAACTCGCCGTTGGTAGCGTTTTCACAATCGAGAATGATTGGAAAGCCATTGAGCTTCTGACAGCCGTAAAGAATGTTCGCTGCAAGAAGCGACTTGCCAGAAGACGATGCCCCGTAGATTTCGGTGATCTTGCCGCCAGGTACACCGCCGGAAATAAACCTACCCGAGCAGATGAAGTTAATTGCGAGAGAACCGGTATCCACAAAATATTTCACTGAATCCATTTTGCCGAGAATGTTGCCATCTGTGGCTTCGGCCAGTTCTTCAAACAGAGCGTCATCAGCGTTTTGTTCGGTGTTCTTCTTCTTAGCCATAAGTTCCTTCTGGTTTATGAAGTCGCTACCATTCTCTCACTAACACTCGCTCATAGGGAGCGACTTTTCCGTATACTTATTCTCAACTGCCAAAAACAAGTCTTGGTCAGGAGTCTTACATACATTATTTTAACTTTCTGGCGGGGAGTGAGTTGCCACATCTTCTAAGGTACATGATCACTACGATTTGGTTGTTAATCTTTTTTCAACCAAGATTAAGTCCTATGGCTCGCATTCATCCCCTGCCCTAAAGAGGTTAGCCCTGTTTGGTTGTTCACTTTGCTCATTTCCTACACGGGCTAACCTTTCTCATTCAGAAAAAAGTATGGGTTTTCTCGCCGCCTATAGACAAGCAAACAACGAAACGGGCAAGAACTGACTTACTGACCATATTCCTAACCGTTTCGTTGCTGTTGATTCAAAAGTTTACTTGCCTTCCAATTCCTGAATTTCCTTCGTAAACTCGTCCATGTCGAGCGGCACGTCAGTTGAGGTCGGAACAGCGAATGCTTCGAAATTACCAACCATGTTCTCGATGTTCACTGCTGCGGTACCGTCACCACTCGGTTTACTGACCCTCCCACCCGTTGCAACAGTCTTCGTCGTGTTGCCCTTGTATTTCGCATCGAACTCGTCGATGCTCCAGCCCTGCTCAGCCGTGTCCGGGATCAGCCCACGATGGATAGCCAATTGGGTTTCAAGCTCTTCGATTCCCTTCAGAGTACGCAGCTTGGTCAGATCATGCAGGTTGGACTGCCACTTGGCGATCTCGTCCGCCGTCCCCAAGGGGGATGATTCACGAGCAAAGCTCGAACGGTCGTAGTTCGGGAAGGCGTCCTTGCCCATACCTCGCAACTCCTTGCGAATCACGAAATCGTACCCGGTCTTTGGATGAGTCACGTCACCCAAAGCCTTTTCATTCTCGTCGCCAATGATGGCTCGCACAATCATCTTGTGCAGAATCTTACCGACACTGAGGATACGAGGTCCGACGTTCTTCTCCACACCCTTTTCGGAACGAAGTTCACGAACAATGGCATTATAGTAGTACCGCTCGATAGGCTTGATCAACCGTGCCTCACGCTTCAGGTCTTCAGCCTCTTCCTTTACACCCTTCTTCTCCAATTCTTCAATCCGACGCCAAAGGGCGTTGTAGTAGTCACAGATCGGACATGGGGTGTTCTTGTCCCACTTGCCGTTGATCAGCGGCTTCGGGCAATGGTACTTGCGACCATTAATCAAGTGCAAGCGGGTGTACTGAAACAGCTTGCCGCCCTTCACCGGGGGAAGGATTCGCACGGTCACGCTGCCGGTAGAACCGACCTTCACTTCCGGCATCGGCACGAACATGTCGAGCCAATTGCTGCCGCCCTCACCACCCCCGCCAGTCCCAGCCAGCCGGGTGCCTTCGCCCATCATCTCTTCCAGGTCAAGCACGCCGAAATCGCTCATAGTAAACTCCGTTCGGTTAAAGTTATCTCTGTTGTCACTCTTTGGTTAACAACTTTTAGTGTTATACCCATTATCGGGATTCGAATCAAGAAACTTTAGGCTTATTGAGGAATTTCTTCTTCAACCGGTTGATTCGCCTTGAAGCTGTACTCGGCCTCGCCCCCGACAGCCCCCACGGCGTTCGCCGCTTTTGTTAACAAACTCATTTTCGAAGACAAATCTTTTGCACCCTGACCCTCCAGGTCTGCGTTCAACTTTGCCTTCTCAGCTTGCTCCTTCGCATACTCCTCTTCAAGAGCCTTGAGAATTTTGATGTTGTGTTCCAGCTTTTCCCGGGTTTCCTCCGGCAGCTTATTGTAAATCGCCTCGGCCATCGTTTGCAGACGAGCCTCTTCTTTCATGACCTGCTTTTTCTTCTCCAAAAGCTCCAGTTTCGCCTTCTCAGCTTGCCGCTTTTGTGCGGCCTCCTTCGCCCATTGGAGTTTCGCCTTCTTGGCCTTATCTTTCCGCTCTTTACGCTTCTTAAGTTTCCTGCGTTCCTGAGTCATGTCCTTCTCCTTGTGTGTTTCGGAACAAAATATTCCTGATGTTTTCAACGCCGAACGTACTCATGTCAGCGTAGACCTTCTTGTACTTACCGTCACCGCCAAACCCACTGACCCCAAGAACCGCGAGATACCGGAAGGCATTCTTATCGTTTTCGAAATCAAATAGGTAATCGCCATCGTCGTCGATGCCACGATAACTATTCCGAATAAAGTCTTCAACTTCGAGTACGGTCAGCCCTTCCTTCTCCGCACGTTCCCTAATATCAAAATGGAAGAAATTATTCAAGAATTCATCGGGCATAGCACCGCACAAGACGTTCAATTCAATCCACGTCCCGCAAATCGAAACGACATTTCTTTCATAAAGAAATTCCATGCCGAACGTCTCATGCAATGCTTCTCGCATATCGGCTGGTAACTCCGTGCCTTGCCACGCGGAACACATTGCAAACAAGCCCTTTTTGGACTCAGCCGCTGTCTTCAGGGCTGCTTTCAGATGATTTTTAAACTCTTCGTCGGTAGACATGAAAAGGATGCCCATCATGGCAATCGCTGTTTCTTCTTCTAATCGTTGCATAATTTGCCCTTAATGGAAACCCGACAGCCGAATTTCCCTTCTTTCGGACTAATTTTATAGTTTTCAAAACAATGGTATTATGACTATAACATACAAGAACCTTGCCACAAGTCCATACAAGGCAAAATATAAAGGTTAAGGTTGATGTTTGTTGTCTTATAAGAACCAGATTTCCGTAGATTTTCTGAAACGATACTTAAAAAGTGTTTCGCCGGTATCGAATGCAACTTTCATTGCCGTTTTTTCCTAATGTCGGGAACGTCGAAATAGGAGTCCGGGATTGATCCGTCGTCTAATGGGATGTTCTTGTACTCTTCTGAAATTTTATTGAAAGATTTGCTATTGTCACGGAGCTGTGGAACTCCCGTGTCACCCTTCATGTGACTCCAGTAAGCCAACTTCGGCTCGGGTTCTTCAATATATTGCTGGCTAAAACCGCCTTTCACTTCGTCGTCGCCAATCAGCCCGGCACCAGCTACAGAAAAGTATTTCTCATCAACCTTAACGATCTTTTTCGTATCGTCGGTTATGTGGAAAATGTTGCCAAGTTCACCTTCGGTCTGACGGTGTACGGGATAACGTTTTCCTACGGTAAACTTCAACCCCTTACTTCTCGCCTCTTGAGTGAACGGATGTGGTTCGAATGTCACCCAAAATATTACTCTATTCGGGTTAATCGGCGGCTCTATGAGGTTGATCCCTCCCGCCTTACCCGCCTCCTTCTGTAACGCATGAACTAGATTCGACCCGTTCGGTTGTGCCGCTGGTACTTCGTCAAGCACATCCACGCTCAGGTCGGTGGCAACCAGGGCAGACGAGTGGTCGAACGAGAATTTTTTATTCTTCAAAATAATACCACTGCCGTCGTTCGACTCCTTGAAGGAAACCTTTTTCTTGGTGTACTCACTGACTTCAACATCCACCACCCAAATGTCCCGGCGGGCGAGCTGTTTAATGATCGCCAAGGCGACCGACTCCAACGGAACTTCCTCAAAACCATTACCGATCTTCTTCTTGAGTTCTTTCTTCTCGTCGATATTGTAGCCACCCTCAGGCTTCCTCTCATGGTAGAAGTATGTCAATTCGTATGCCATGTTACTGTTACCTACTTTCTAAAAATCAAGTTTCTATATAAGTCTTTAAGCTTCAACACCTTACAATGACTCCTACCGAGCAGTTTAGATAGAAGATTTTGCATGCAAAATTTCCGCCCACAACTCGGATATTGAAACTTAACTTTTTTAGGTTGAGCGGACGAACACGGTGTCCTGTGAGAACTGCTGATTACCTTGAGGTTTAGCGATACTTGACCTTTATCCGGCATGGTTCTGGTCGTTCTCATCCTCACTTTTAACATAGTAACCGTTTACTTTATTTTCATAGATTTTTGAAAAACCGTTATTCCTCACCATTAAACCGGTTCCGTAACGTGTAGGAAAGATCACACCGGGATGGTTTTTGACTGCCTCTAAATCTTTCCAACCACGACCGACTGGTTCGGCTTGTATATAATCAACTATTATTAAAGAATTATCAGCCATCTTTTCCCATATGTTCAACAATACATCCCTGCTCTCCGGCCACTCACGATGTCCCAATATAAGAGCCACATCGAACAAACCTTCGGGTATCTTCTTACTCATTTCCAAAGAATACCCTACCTGCCGGACATTCTTTTCTGGGTAAGAAAAATGAGTTTTACCAGAGGCTAAAACTTTGTTTGCTTTGCATCCACGAAGGAATGCAGACAACTCCAGACCGTAGTCCGGGTCGAGACAGAACACTGTATCGACTTTACCAAGTACAGAACCAACAATGTAAAAGAATGGTAAGTGGTTCGCTGAAGCAAAATGGGAACTAATCAAATACTCTGGACCGGGAAGCAAAGCGTTTGGCAGAACGACTCGGCTCGTCAGGTGATGGCTACTAAAACGGCTTTGAATCTTTTTCGTAAGTGTATCCGTAGTATTTGATGTCATCCTTATAAACACTTTCTACAATCTCTTTTGTTTTTTGCGTGTAATAATAACTGTAGTGTCGATGATCGGATTTGTTCAACTTAGGTATTTCTACCAAACCCATACCTAACTTCTGCCTGATCTCATTGATCGACTCCTCGAATTTCTCAAACCGACTAATTTGCGTAATCACTTGCTCACCGTTGATATGCGTATAATAAAACTGAGGGTAAAGGTGGTTGGGAGTATTTATTGAAGTCTATTTTCCCGATAGACTGTACAAAATCTTCAAAACTGGGATTTTTTAACCCCAGCACATCGAATGACCGAGTGTCATTCTGGTTGCCGATACGCCAAGCATATTCCGAAACTAAACGTTCCCAAGGGTTTCTAACAATTGCAAAAGAAAAGTAGTCTCGAAAGTCCGGGACATACTTCATCATCTGTTCGGCAGTAAGATGGGCGAGTTCCAATCCGTCCATTTCGCCAAAAAGGTCTGCTTCCGTCCGCCCAAAACCGAACACGGACTCGATAGTAATTCCGCCAGTCTTGGGAATGTGAATAAAGGCGAGTTTACGTTGACGACAAATTGGCATGATATATTTATCCATAGGCGGCGAGAAGCATTTTATAAACGTATCGGTTAGGCGAATAGTGACGGAAATAGTACGCATCATCGCCACCGGCGATTTTAGTAATCGCTGCGGCGATAGCGGAACTGCAACTGATCCCATCCTCACAGTGAACCAAGAAGGCTTCCACCTTGTCCCGATTATCACTAATGAAGTCGAGAATCTGCTTGGCATGTTCCGAACGGAACAGGTTATACTTTTCGATCACTTCTGGTGTGACCTCTTGCTCCATGTCCCGGTCGGCAAAGCTCAATTGGAGCAGAGCGACACGATTGGTTTCACTAATTTTAGGCCATTCCTCAGGATTGGTAGAAATGCTGATGGCAACGAACGGCACTTCGCTCTCGAACATGACGGCATGCCTTTTAGACCGAACGAAGACTTCCTTCATAATTTTCTCCAAACAAAAAAGTCTAGGCATACCAACAAAGTAATACCTAGACCTTTTTGCAGCTTTCGCTATTGATCCTGTTTGCCCTGTGACCCGAAGATCATCCAGAACCCGCCACTAACAGGAGTCCTCCGCAGTTTACGATACGACATCCGTGCGGGCAGTCGTAACCTTCTGCTCTGCGGCTGAAGACGGACAGAAGTATCTAGTTATATTACTTCACTAATTTCACCAAAAGGGCGGCGGAAGCCACTACATCGTAGATGCAAGTCCACGGCGGAAGCGAGCGTAGCGAGCGACCAGAGTGGGCTTGCCCTTTAGGGTAGTGGGTAAGCCGCCCCATAGGACTAACTCTTAAAAAAGTTAGAACTAACACTATAATATAGTTGGGTAGATGTCAACCTACCTATTGTCGTCCGTTAGGTTTGTCTTCAAACTCCGTGTTGGTCGGCGTGAAACGCCGACCATCGGTTAGCCCAGACACGAAATTTGGAATGACAAGCCCCGACCCTTTAGGGTCGGGGTAGTTGACATGGTTCACGACAATTCATCTCACTACCCTAAATAGGTTTGGTAGCAATCTCGTTCGTTTTGCGACCAAATTTTAATTCGGAAAGTGGGGGATTTCGACTCCAAAGACCGGTAAAAAGCGATAGACTCAATTTATTTTTTTTTGGCACAGTCATCGCCCTAGTCACATACCGCAGGGCAAGCCCTGCGGCTTGGATTGATCCAAGAAATGTTCTTGAACCAACCGCATAGAAGAAGTTTGTTGAATCTTATTCAGGGCAAGCCTTGTCGGGTCGGTACTCCGACCCGACAACCGCAAGCGGCTGCGGTTTCCGCCGCCCGTCTTATGACCTGGACGACTTTATATGCATCTTCGCAGGCGTTATGGGTTACTTCTCCACCGATGCCTGCCCTCTTCAGACACTTCTCCAGGTTTGGAAGTTCGGTGTCTCCAGGCTCAAAATACATTCCGGCCGGATCGAATACCCGATGATGGAAGCGATTAAGCACGAGATCAGCGTGCGGCATTTGGGACAGAAAGTTGCGGTCAAAGCTAGCAAAATTCTTCCCGGCGACCGTGACCTTCTTATAATCTTTTTGCGGAAAATGTTCGGCAATAAAGTTCAATAATGCCGCCATCGCCTCTTTTGGCGTGAGAAAAGTGAAAGACTTATGGTCTTTCTGCTTGGCAATCTTCTCAATGATCCCAGCGTTCATCATCAGGGCGTAGGCAGTGCCCACAATCCGCTCATGAACGACGTAGGTATGGAAAAACGGGCGTCCGCCGAAGCTGCGATGCTTCGGTGTGTTGTTCAACACATCGGGCCAGTTCGTGTCGTCCACAATGGCACCGATTTCAAGAACTTGACAGTAAGACGGGTCAAGCCCGGTCGTTTCCAAGTCTATGCTGAGATACTTCATCTTCTACCCACTTGCAGTCGCCCGTTCATTCACAAATCGGGAACGGTAATCCGATTCGAACTTACATTATAACATCAACCTAATCCGACCTTACCCGTTACATGTTAAACGTCTCATAACACGCTTTCAAGTCACGAATCTATGGTCCGGTGAGTCCGCACAAAATCGAACCCAAGCTGCACTTTATAGCGAACGAATCATATCGCCGCTTGGGGTAGGGAACAGTTGACTCAAAACCTGGGTAAATCTATGGAAGCCTCAAGATAAATTTACTTGAGAAATTGTGAAAACAATACTATACTAAAGACAGCGAAAACTCCAACGGTTTCAGCAACACCTTGCTGAGTAAAGTTTTCGGGTGAAATAACCTGCTTTCTCATACTGGAACTAGCAACTTCGGTTGTGTCAGACCCAAAAATACAAGAAAAAGCAAGTATTCTGCGAGTGACCACAAGGTTATAGCAAATAAGAGCCTCGCCGCAAGACCATGCAAGGCAACACATAATGGCTAACCTCCGATGAGGGCTAAGGTTAGTGCTTGTTGTCCTATGCGAACCAGATTTCCATAGGTTTTCTGGAACGATAACCTAACCTAGATCAATTTTCATGCCCTAGTCAACGTTAACTTGAAGAGAACAACATTGGTGTTGACCAGACTAAAACCACTTTAGGTTAACGATAGTTCACCGGCACTTTATTACTTGGCTTGTTGCCGGCGTAGTGGTTCCAAATCTCAAGGTCGAGATCGGCTGCCTTCATGCCGTGCCTCTTGCACTCGGCGAGGAATAAGTCTTCCCACTTCTTGTAGACTTTCGGACTCTGGGGCGATCCTTTCGGAACACCCTCGTAGCCCAGATCGCGAAACCACTTCAAGACATGTGTGTCTAGGCATGCAATCTCCTGGTCACGACGGGTGTGCATCACAAAGAACTTTGCCGTCTTCATAGACACACCAGGACATTCGCACAATTGTTCGGCTGTACAGGTTCTTAAATTTAGTCCACTGTTCACAATAAAGTGGAAACCAGCCCCTTTCATGGTATAACAGCCGAAACGATTCGCCTTCAACAAGGCGATCATGTCGCCCACGGTCTTGTACCGACGCAAAGCCTGGAAGGGATTCATCCAAGGTAGTCCACTCTGGCGGTGAGCCATGCGGAGCAAGTCTTCGAGCAAACGTGCGGTGGTGAGGGCGGGCTTCCCTGCCACGCCAATGCAGAACAAGAACGTCTCTTCCAACCTCTCCAGGGGGAGATCGTACTGAGTCATGTTAATAGGATCGACCATTAGCTTTCTGAATCAACTCGACCACCAACGATCTTGTTGACTTCATCCTCATAAGAAATAGTGCTGTCGTTCATGTCGTGCCGGTAGCCCGCTGCTCTGATCTCGTTCGAGAGCTTGTCCATCTCCTTGCGAAGATAGTGCCCAAGGCTCTGGGCATTTTCGTGATTCTTGTCCCACGCCTTCAAATGCTGGGCAAGTTGACGGACAAGGTACTTAGCCTCGATCACCTTCTTTTTCGCCTCGATGACTCGGGGGTCGGATTCCGTCTTTGCTTCGGCTAACTTGTCACTGCCGCCCTCTTGCTTATAAACCTTAAACGTATCAGCGTATAAGACCTCGTAATCCAGCTCACGGTATTGTAATAAGTACTCGGCCTTCGCCAGATACCCGCCGAAGTTGTTGTAGAACCCACCTTCCTTTTGCAGATAGGTGGTCAGAGTCGTCTCGTCGAAGCTCAAGTTTTTCTCGTCAAGGTCCACAACATCTTCGCCTACTTTAATTAACGTCATTTCTTATCTCCTTGCCCTGCTGCGTCAGAGGGTACAAAATGTGTCACGATGTTGTCAATAGCAGTCTCTTCCGAAACCTTCTCGGCTCGGGCGGATTGCCTGTTACGGTATGTCTGTTGCGAAATCTCGTTGATCCGCAAACTCTGTCGGTCGAACTCAAGGTAGAAGTAGTATTTAGCCCGGCCAAATCGCTGCTTCATCACCCAGCCCCGGCCGATGTTCACCTGCGCTTCGTTCTTGCTCTGGTTGATCGAGATGGCACCGTCTAGCGGGCGAATCTGTCCGAACGAATCAGCCATGTGTTCGTCTTCGATGGCTTGATGTTCTTCGAGCAACTTCGAACTACGGTTAGGCTGGATGGCGACGGCACAGAAGAACTTCTCACCCTCGTTCGCCAGACCACGAAGTTCACTGATGATAAGCTCACGGGACTCGTGAACCTTCATGTCGGGATAATCTCTCATTTCCCCGATATAATCTAACACTACCATATCGGGGACAAAGCCGTAAAACTTGAGTTGTGTAATATATGCCCGAAGAATGTTGACAGTACACGTTTTCGGAGCAAAATACTTCACGATGACAAGTCTCTTATCCTGCTTGTCTTCAATAATTTGCTCAAGCTCTGTGAAGATGCTTTCCTTGTTATCGTACAAGGCGTGGATGTTCGAGTCGGTAAATATAGCATCGAACCGCTCGGCCTGCCGGTCTTCCGATAACTCTAACGTGACATACAAAACCTTCTTACCCCGCAGCACGTTTATGCGAGCCATGTTGGTCAACATGACCGACTTACCGACACCCGAAGGGGCGATGACGGCAATCATTTCGCCACGGTTGTAGCCACCACCCTTAATCTCCTTGTCCACTCCTTCATAACCAGTAACGAACTTCTCGCTAACGTCTGTCTCACTTTCCGCCATTCGTTCGTACCGCTCCTTCATCGTCCCAAAGTAATCCAGTCCCATCTCGAAGTTTCGGTCAACGTTCATAGCCTTACGGAGTGTGTCATAAACCTTCGCCCAAGTTTCAGCCGACTCCGGGTCTTTGTCGATCTCCTTCATACAGTGATTGAAAGCGTTCTTCAACGACATCATCTTCGCGAAGAAGACGATCTTGTCGGACAGGTAGTCCCGGTGATCTAGGGCGGGTTCAAAATACTCGTACAACGAGTTGACTTCACTAAGGTAAAGCAACTTCGACTTATCTTCCTTAAAGATGTTTCTCAACTCTTCAAGGATAAACGTCTTGTTCGGGACGAGCTTGTATTTGTGATAATGGTCGAACAAAACCCGACAGACTTCTTTGTGAGCCTTGTTGGTGAAGTAGCTCGGTTTAATCAGATCGACGCTCTGGACAAGGAATTGCTTGTCAACCAGTAACAGGGCAATGATGTGCCGCTGAAAGTCTTCGTCCCAACGGTACGTCTCATTGCTCTCGGCGTCAGGGCTTACCAGATCATCAATGTCAGGGTCTTGCATATATCTCCTCTAGATAACCTTGTTAAACAAAACCCGCCACTATTAACTCAAAGCGTGTCTGAGGTGGACGACAGAACTTTCTTGTGGTCGTTAACAACATCGAGAACTGTCCGCAGGGCACACAAGTACACCTACACGGGTTATTTGATGAGGAGATCGTAATCTCGCTTCAATTCCTTGAGCTTCATCTGCTCAAATACTTCGTCCACTCCTTCGAGCAGAAGGGCGTAAGCTTCGTGGAACGAGTTGAATGGTAGAAACCGAGACTGTGCGTTGTTAATCTCAGTTTCCGCCATTTTAAATAATTGCCCCTTCTTGACCGTCATTGGCACCTCCCCCTTAATTACCAAATGATAACAGACGAAGTAAGGTGCGACTAGCTGTTACAATTCACTCTTAGCCAAATATTCAAAGTCGTTTAGCGAAACGAGACCCATCCGCAACGACTTTTCTCGGGTGATTTTCTTGCCCAAAAGTTTCTGGTGGTTCCAGGTGATTTGCTTACAGTAAGTCTGAAATTTCGTGTCCAATTGGAGCGGTGTGTCTCGACTCGGTTGACGGTCTTCCGGTACGAAACGCTGAACGAATCTGTCCAACATCCTTTCCTGGTGTGGTCCGAACTTCTGGCGGCTTGCGCCGTGCCGTGTGCGGTTCTTCCACAACGACTTCAACTCCCCCAGTACGACCCGCAAAAACGGGTCATGGACACGACGACGAAGAGAACGGAAAGAGTTCTCGATGTAGACTTGACGCTTGTAATAAGACCCGGCACGAATCATAGCGATGCGGATTTCTTGTACCACATCTTCCTGTTCGTCGGTCATGTTGTTGTTATAATTCTTCCTCTTTAGCTGCCAGGCTTGGTCATGCGCCAAGAGTCCGAACTTCTTTTCGAGGGCTGCGTATTCCTCGTTGTTGATAGGGAAATTGTTTATAATCGATTGCATTGTTCTCCTAAGAACGTGAACTACCCCGCCACTAAAGACGGCTAGGCTTCCGACACAACCAATAGCCCGTCTCTGATGGGTCTTATATCAGGACAGTCGGCTATCCCTCTCGTTCCGAGAGTTATGATTATCAAACCTTCATTGTGAATATTGACACTAGCATTTTCATCACGATTATAATTGGGCAAACAATTCCAGCAAGTACATTTTTATACCTTTTGATTGTACAAGTGAAAACCAGATTAGATTAACTTCTATTTTTAGGTAATTTTTATTATGGCGGCTCTCATCCTACTACCTTAAAAAGGTTAGTCATGTTTTGTCATTCGCTTTGCTAACTTCCTACACATGGACAACTTTCCTCATTCAGAGAAAAGTAGGGGTTTTCTCGCCGCCTATGGATAAAGACGTCAGTGTGCCGAGCGTGTCCCCGACGCTGTACCCAACTTTGAATCTTAACCCATCACACAGGTTAGAATCAACCTTAAAAATGCTTTTAATTTTATTGTATGCATCTTTTAGGTAATCCGTCGGGCATACGACGCAATAGGCGTCATGAACAGATAGACAGAGCCGAGCCGGAGTTGATTTCAGAGCCGCATGTATTTCATTCAACTTCTCTAAGCATGCCACTGCAGCCGCAGCCTGTGTCACGGCGTTTCGTGCGATATAAGGAGATTCGTACTCCCGCTTCCGTCCGAATTTGTCTGTTATCGGCCCGTCTTTAGCCTGCTCCTGCAAACTCTTCATGTAATTCGATGTCGTCTTAAACCGACTGTGAATGCGAGCCACCAGCTCTTCGGCAATCTTGAAATTGATCTTCAACTTCTCTGAAAGCGTCTTGTAACCGCTGCCGTACATGACAGAGAGGAACATCAGCTTTGCTATCTCACGTTTCTTATCGCTGTTACACTGGTCGCCCGTTATATCTTTATAGATGGCGGCATACACGTCGGCATCGCCATGCGTCAGCGAATAAAGGTATTCATCGCCCGAGAGCCACCCCATCACCGTTACTTCACAGTTCTTGATGTCGAAGTATAAGAAGCTCTCCTTCACGCCCCGTGGCTTGAAGAACTGTTTCTGATCATGCGACAATGTGTGCGGCAGATACGACCTGTCAAACGCTTTGTAGCTCCGTAACCGACCGTTGGTCTGCCCTTCAATTTCGTAATGACTCCACTTAGCGAACTTAGCCTGCGTGTCAAGCAAAGCCACCGTTTCCATTGCCGGGATCGTTTCCACGGCGAGAGGTTGATGTAATTTCTTAAACAACGGCAACCAAGATTTATCTTTCATCAGTTCACGGGAACGGGTTACGGCATCTACGAACGTGATAGGAGGCCGCTCGTCTTTGCCCATAAACTTCTCAATAATACGAATGTCAATCAGATTGCCCCGAACTTTGAGTCCTTTATTCAGGTAATGACGGATGTAACTAATCGTACTTTTAATGTCGTAGGCAAGTAAAGTCTTACCCGGGACGGTGATTACCATGTCAAGCATGGACGCAATGTTGCGGCAGGTCTTTGGGTTTACCTCGGTGGTGGCTGAAATTCCACTTCCGAAAACGTTAAGGTCGAATCCTTTTCCCGTAGTGAAATCAGGAACAACTGGATCGGCATAAATATAGATAGCGGACTGTTCACCAATTTTCCCCAGGGCTTCACTGAATTCCGTCAAACCCATTGTGCCCTCGGCAATTCATGTTCGATGTTCTTAAAGTGACGAATCAGTCGCTTCTTAGCGGCAATCTGACTCAGAATGGTCCCCCGGTTTGAACAGAACTGATCGAAGCTTTTAGGGAACTGCTTGATTTCTTCTTCACTGAAGTCATAAGTCAACACAAATTCTGTTGGCTCGATCAGCCACATTTCGCCGGTCACTTTTGCATCATAAACTTTATATGGTTTAACAGCCCAGACCTTATTCCGAGTCCGATAAACTCGGCAATAACCTTCGGTATAGCTAGCCGCCATAAAGCAACCAACTACGGTCGGACAGACACAAATGCGTTGAACGCAAGGCTCATCCTGATCGCATCGGCTCGTAACCCGAGGCGAAAGACAAACATGTTGCCCCCAGCCGGAATTGTTAGTGACGTGGTAGAAATAACCAAAAGCAGCCATGCCTATGACCTCACATCCATGCGGGTTTAGGTTTAACTGAATTTAGCTAAAAACTGTGCTTGCGCCAATCAATTTTTTTTGCGCTAAACTTGAACCACTCATCGCTACCCGTGACATTCTATCTCCAAGCGAAGCAAGAATTAAAGACAAGACAAAATATATAACTAAATCTTGAAAAAAAATTTGAAACTATAATACAATTTAGTAATCATTAACCTAACCATTCCAATTCGTCGATTCTGTTTTCAGACCCCATGTTGTCCGGCGCGTCTGACACGGTTTAGTCAAACACAAAACTTGGAATGACAAGCCGCTGGTTGCAAGCAAAATAAACACCAATAGCAGTTAAATAAGTTCAAGCCTTAGGTGCTTCCCACACGGTATTTTTATTTTAAGAACTCTTTTTCAACAACTTCTTGAACTCCTCCACGTCCTTGTCATCGTAGTACAACTTGATGAGATTGCCGATGCGGTGAGTCGGGGCGGGTAACGTGCCGTTCACCCGAACCATGTGATAAAAGTGCGTGTACGGGACACCTAAAACCTTAGCCATGTCGGTCATCGAATAATAGCCTATCGACCTCTTGTTCATAATGTGTCTCCTGTAGTTATACTCCGCGACCGGAAGTCACTCGGGTTTTGAGTAATTCAACGGATTTACGACACTGAAGCCGTTACCTATAAATGAGTGAACGGTAGTGGCTTCCTACTTGTTGCTAGCTACCAAAAACGAGTCTTAGTTAAGAGTATTACATAAAGACGCACGGCATTTCAACCGTCTGGTGGAGCGTGGGCTTACGCACTTCCTGCGGTAAGTGGTTATCATATTATGGTTGTGGCTGTTTTTCAACCAAAATTAAGCCCTATGACGGCATTCATCCGCTACCCTAAAAAGGCGAATACCTGTTTGTCTCACTCTCTGCGGTCGCTCGCCTGCACAGGTAGTTTTTTCTTCGGCATAGCGGCTTTCTACTGCAAAACCGATAAAATCGGCAAGGAGAACCATACGACTAAATCTTAAAAAATTTAAAATTATAATACAATTTTATAAACATCAACCTGCCTGTTGCCATCAATCGATTCTGTTTTCTGACTACATGTTGCCTAACACGTCTGACACGGTTTAGTCAAACAAAAAATTTAAAATAACAAACCAAAACCCGAAAGGGTCAGAGTAGTTGACTTTCTTCGAAACAAAACGACTGGTACTCCACCAGATTCGCACACTCGGTCCCCCGAACGGATGATGACAAATATGACCATTCCAGACATCGACTGCACCTCGATGTAGTCGGAGGGGAATACGTCTTCCACAGTTACATACTTCTAAAAGCACCATTCCTCAACGTCGTTGTTGGTGCGTCAGGCAAAGCGCATACCGGGTGCCGAAGGTGTAAAATACAACTCATATATATATAATTTCTCTATTAATATATAACGCAAAGTTATAGACGTAGAGAAATTATACCCTGCACTTAAACAAGTGCAAAGCCTTGAGAGTCGTATTTAACACCTGAACATAGGTTCAGTGCAGCTGTTATGATCGCCTAACTATACTCTTAGCTTGTGACCACCCTCGGGGCATATATCGCACAAGCACTTCGGCTTTAAAGGGTATTAGAGTATTAGCTTACCTTGATCATCGGGACAAGCCCTTAGTCCCCCGGTTAGAGACTGGCCGGTGTTACGAAACAATTCGTAATCCCAGGTTTTTTTCTAAAGCACTCCCTAGCGGCTGCAAGCCGGTCATGCTTGGCGGAGAGAGCCACCTACTCTGTAGTGTAGCTCTTTTTACCAAAATTTTTGAAAAGAAACAAGAAGACTTGGCGCTTTTCGTGAGAATTGTTACTTTAGACCTGAAACAAGGAG